GCAAAGGCATTAATCATCTGTATTTGCGTTGCGCTTGCCTTTCCATATGCGGGCATTAATCTTTCCGCTAGGCACCATTCCAACGCCATTTCATAGCCTTGGGGCAATATGATCGGATCATTAATCGTCACATAATTGCTAAATAAAGTATCGCAAAATAAGTGCATTTCGCCTTGCGATGGGTTTGGCCACACAAAGATGTTTCCCAATGGATCACTTGGTTGGTAATAAACCGCCTTTGGCCACGGGCCGTTTAGCGTCTTTAAGCCAATCATGTTGTAGTTTTCTAGATTCAACACGGCAACGGGATAATCCAATCCGCCGTTAATAATGGGCACGCCATTGGAATTGGTGTTGATTCTAACGAATGATGAATTAATGCTTAGTGGGCGTTGATAGAAAGCATTGATTGTGGTGCTTGAAACATTTTGGCTAATGTTAAGCAAATAGGTGCCTAATTCGTTAACATTTCCGCCCGCGCCGGTTGCAAAACCATTGATCTTGGTGCCCGTGGTAATTCCGGTGCCGCTTAGTGTCATCCCAAGGGCTATTGCACCGCTTGTGATCGCGGTAACCGTCAACACGTTATTGGTGATTGATCCGGTAAAAACCGCGCCAATTTCACCACCGGGGCCGATGGTGTATTGGGTTTGGCCGGGTGTGATCGGAAAAATGACCTCGGTTTTGTAATAAACCATCATTTGTTCGTTTGACCATTGATCGATCATTCGATTCATCATCACAAACGCGTCTTGTGCGGATGCCGGATCGGGCGTTTCACCGGCCGCCAATGCGCCAATATCCTTTAAAGCGGAGCTAATAATATCTATTGGCGCGGTCATGGTTTCTCCTCTTATGCGGGCACTACAACGTGCCCATCATCGGCGGGTTTTGGTTGTTGCTCATTGCCTTGGCGTTGGATTTCTTCCATCGTCTGTGCAATTAATTCTTGATTACGTTGCAATGCAACAAAAATCGTGTTTACTTGTGGGATTGAAAGTTCTAGTTTCATAGCTTGGGTGTAAAGGTTTGTGGAAGCCAAGGAGGAACGGCTTTCACGGGTTGGTTGGATTGTTCCTCTAGCCGTGATTCTATTATGTTCTTTCCATCAAGCATAGATGCCGATTTGATCCAATCAATCACGTTTTGTTCGGTCACTTGATCATAAGGAATATCACCCTTTTCGGTGAAATACCAATTCCCCTCGGTGTCTACTTTGCCGTTGGAAACATAGTATTTGGCCGATGTGATTTGCCCATCCTTATGCTCAACCTCTAAGATTTTCCAATCCATTAGGCCACCCAAGGCAATGGTTGTGTTATTGGAGAAACTGGAGGATTAGCCATGCTATTAATCTGGCCTTGCACGTTGGCTTCAAAGTTAGCAATACCTTGCTCTCCCAAAGATGCTTGCACCCAACCAATGACTGTGGCTTGAGTGAGTTGAGCATAAGGTACAAAGCCTGCCTGAGCATCAGATACGGGGTATTGAGTGTTTCCACCAATACTTGCGGTTTGTGTGCCGTCTGTGCCTGTTAGAGTCCAATTGACGTTGACAACATAGCCAGCGTTTGTACCGCTAGGCCATTGTTGCATTGATTGAATTGTCCATGTCCATGAATTTACTTGTGCCATGTTTATGCTCCTACTTTTGCTTTAAGGGATTGAACTTCTGCGTTTAGCTCTTTAATTGCGTTGACTAAATGCCATATCACATTAGATGAATCTACAGACATAACGCCAGTAGATTCTGTTTTTACGCAATCTGGTAAAACTTGTATAAGTTCTTGTGCTATTGGCCCAAGCTGAACGCCTTTAATATTAATAGCACTATGTTTTGGTAAATCTGTCACTTCATCTTCTGTGCGGTATTCAAAATTACGCACTTTGATTTGTGTAACAGCAGACAATCCTACTGTATTGTCTACAATGTTTTTCTTTAGTCTTTCGTCTGATGTAATAGTCCAAAGCGTTGAGTTGTTACCTTGATATACACCACCACCATTGGGGTTAATAAATCCAGTAGAACTGCCTTTTCCTGCACTTGCTTGTGTGTTTATGTTTATTTCATTATTTGCACTAGCTGATGATGCTTGTGGTGAACCAGAACCAATATAAATATTTGAAGAACCAGTAGTTATATTGCTTCCAGCTTGAAACCCTATTGCTGTATTGTTAGATGCTGTGGTGTTGTTGGCTAAAGATTGAAAACCTATTGCAGTATTACTAGAGCCAGTACTACTGTTTGAGCTAACCGCAAAGCTGCCCAGATAAGTGTTATATGAACCAGTTACACCGTAACCAGCAGCAAAACCCCCAAAAAAGTTATTTGCTCCTATTGTATTGTTATACCCCGCCTGATATCCTACTGCTGTGTTATTTGCACCAGATGTTGTACTATACCCTGCTTGATGCCCAATATAAGTATCTGCGTTATTACTGTTGACTGAGTTATTGAGAGAGTAACCTGCTTGATATCCAATCAAAGTCAAACCATCTGGTCTGTTTATGGAATAACCAGCCTGATAACCAATAATAGTAGAGCCAACCGAACCAGTAAATGAAACGTAGCCCGCTTGATAACCAATAGTTACAGCGTTTGAATTACCCGCTCCACCATTTACACCATAGTTGGCTTGATAACCTACTGCTGTGTTATTGGATGCTGTGGTGTTGAAATTAAGTGCTTGAACACCAACTGCAACATGAGAGCCACCAGAATTATCATTTGTCAAAGCGTTGTATCCAACAGCTACGTTTGTACCGCCTGACCCAACTTCAGAAGATAAAGCACCAGAACCAACAGCAGTAGATTTTCCTCCACCTCCTTGATAAAGTGCGTTATAACCTATTGCCGTTGCATCAGAATATGTGGTTGTGGTGTTACCCGCTAAAGCCAAATTACCCAATGCGGTGTTTCGAGCGCCTGTTGTGTTGGCGTTCAAAGCACTAGCACCCAAAACAGTATTAGTCGATATTGACCCCGCACCTTGTCCAACAGTCAATCCATGAATAGTGATGTCATTGGTAATTGCGCTTGATGACCCACCCAATGATATAGATGTGCCACCAATTGTGATTGAACTATTAACTAAACCTGAATTCGGTAATCCTGTGGCATTGGTTAAAACAATAGTCGATGGCGTTCCCAATGCTGGTGTCACCAATGTAGGGCTAGTGGCCAATACAACCGCACCCGATCCTGTGGTGCTTGCCAACATGGTTGTCGTTACTGTGCCCGTGTCACCCGTTGTTACAAAAGTGCCCGATACGGCGGGAACGGCAATCGTAAAACTAGATGCGGTGTTTGGGCCACTTACGGCCACTTGACCGCCTGATGCCGCTTGAAAGACTAGATTTCCCATGATTTCCCCTTATGGCGCAATATAAATTGCGGAAACATACAACGCACCCGTGGATGGGTTATATTTTAACTTTGTTGATGATGTTGTGGCGGGATTATTTCCGCTTGAATTTGATACAAACACGGGATAATACGTTGCGTTGGTGCTTGTGTTATCCGTGATCGCTATATTCGTTGCATTTGTGGCCGTGGTTGCCGTTGTTGCGCTACTTGCATTTCCCGTTAAAGCGCCCACAAACGTGGTGCTAGTAACCGATACAAGCCCCGCAATCGTTGTGGCCGATGATCCCAACGAAATAGCCGTTGTCCCAACTGTCACACTAGAATTATTAAGTGCCGAATTGGGAATAGATGTTAGCCCCGCACCCGATCCGCTAAATTGTGTGGCCGTAAATACGCCCGTGCTAGGGTTAAATTGTAGCTTGGTGCTAGATGTGTATTCGGTGCTTAAATTACCCGCCGTTTGGTTGGCAAATAATGGGTATCGCGTGCCGTTTGTTGTGGTGTCATCGGTGACTGTTGCGTAGGCCGTTGGTGACACCCAACTAGGCGCACTTGATCCNTTGGATTGTAAGACTTGGCCACTTGTGCCCGCCGCCGTGAATCCGTAAGCCGTGCCCGTNCCNTAAGCAACCGCACCCGCCGTGGGTGTTGCCGTGCCATTTGTGCCGCCATTCGTTATAGCCACTTGGCCAACGATATTGCCCGATTGAACCGACAAATTG